CTGTCCAGCTCCGCGTATGCGTTGGCCGTGCCTGCCTAATGCAGACCAGCCCTCCGTCAGCGATGACGGGGGGCATCTTTAACTTTAGGAGATTTAACTATGGCAGCTGCTACCGCAATTACTCCCCGCCGGGGAAATGACCAATTTCGCGGTCTTTTTAGTGATACTTGGCTTGTTTCCGCAACACTAGACGCCGGTTCGTTGGTTGATGGCGCTGGCGAAACGGATACCGTGGCCGTTCCGGGCGTTGCCCTGGGCGATATGGTGATTGGTTGTTCTTTTGCTGTGAGCGAAGTTGGCATGAGCGTGACTGCTTATGTTGATTCGGCAGGGTCGGTGTCGATTCGTATTCAAAACGAATCGGGTTCGACCGTTGACTTGGCGTCTTGCAAGATTCGCCTTGTAGTCGCTCGCTGCATCGTTTAAGGCCGGGGGGCTTCGGCCCCCTACCTTTTTAAAAGGACTGAAATGGCTATCTTTCGATGTTTGCAAAGTGGCAATACGGTGACGTTCACGTTGCAACATGACATTGATTCAATGCGTGGGCATCAAGGCTATGTTCGAGTAGATGAAAAACCAGCAATTGACGCCTACGATCCTAATGCGGTGCGAACGGATACGATGTTCACGGCGCCTATGAACGTAAAAAAGCGTGGCCGGCCTAGAAAAGAGGCATAGGTTATGAAAGAAGGACTATTGTCCGGTGTGACCTGCCCGCTGGCGACGCAGGATATATCGACCAATTTGAAAAACCGCAACCATGCTTTCAAAGAGTATGGCTATGGGCCTCCGAATCCAGATGAGGCAAATGATGCATTTTGGCTGAAGAAAGCCAAAATGTATAACGCCCCAACGGATTCAATTAAGGGTATGCGATGTGGTAATTGTGCGGCTTTTATCCAGACTCCAAAGATGATGAAATGTATCCTCGGTGGCCTAGAAAAAGACGAGAAGAAGGGCGAATTGTCCTACGATGAGCAATTTGTCGCGGCGGCTGATCTTGGCTATTGCGACCTGTTTCAGTTCACTTGTGCTGCGGCCCGCACTTGTGACGCATGGAAATCTGGTGGGCCAATAACCAAGGAATAATTCCGTGAAAATGACCAAAGGGCAGAAGAAAATTGGCAAAGTAATGCATGAATACAAGATGGGGAAGCTGCATACCGGCGGTAAAGCTGGCCCAGTAGTGAAATCCCGCAAACAGGCCGTTGCCATTGCCATGTCTGAGGCCAAAATGCCTAAAAAGAGGGCGTATTGAAATCTCCTGCATGGACGCGAAAAGAGGGCAAAAACCCTAAAGGCGGCTTGAATGCTACCGGTAGAGCGTCCTATAATGCCGATACCGGCGGTGATTTAAAGCCTCCGGTCAAGTCAGGTGACAACCCTCGTCGGGCCTCCTTTTTAGCAAGGATGGGCGCAATGCCTGGGCCAGAGCAGAAAAACGGGGAGCCTACACGTCTTCTGCTTTCTCTCAACGCGTGGGGTGCTTCATCCAAAGCAGATGCCCGGGCTAAAGCCCGCGCTATTTCGGCTAGGAATAAGGCACGAAAATGAGAGAGATTTCAATTGGAAGCAACCCTACAGCTAATACGCTAACGACACTCTATACAGTGCCGAAGGGTTATTACGCCAAATTGACGCTATTGCACGCTGCAAACGCGGCCAGCAATAAGCACATCACTTTTGACTGGTATGACTCCAGTAGCAACACTACGTTTTCGTTTGTTTATCAGTACGCAATCGCCTCAAAAACATACCTAACTTTGCCGGTCTATTCTGGCATTGTCTTTGAAGAAAACGACATACTCAAGGTGACTACGGAAGCGGGGTCGACATATGCCGTTGTAGCAACATTTGAAATTGAAGGAGATCAGCGCGCATGAGCACTACCTTTCTGCAAGCTGTTAACGATGTCCTGGTGCGCCTGCGTGAAGTGCAGGTTGCCAGCCTTGCTGAAACAACCTACGCCACGCTGATTGGTAAATTCGTCAACGACGCCAAGCGGCAGGTCGAAGACTCGTATTCGTGGAATGTCCTAACCACCACAATTACGGTTTCGACAGTAGCGGCCACGTCTTCCTACACGGTCACTGGCTCCGGGCAGAAGTTTCAGGTGCGCGATGCAATCAACGCGACCAGCTTTGTCACGCTGACAAACGTCACCTTTGCGATGATGAATCGCTACCTTAATTTTCCTGATGCGCCGGCTACGGGTATTCCAAGCTATTACTCGTTCAACGGTGTCGATGCTTCGACTTACGACACAAAAGTGAGTGTGTTTCCTATTCCCGATGGCGTCTATTCGTTGAAATTCAGCCTTGTTGTGCCGCAAGCAACGCTCACCCTGGCGGGGGACGTGATATCGGTGCCGGCTGAACTGGTGATTCAAAACGCCTATGCGCGCGCACTGGTCGAGCGCGGCGAGGATGGTGGACTGACTGGATCCGAGGCGTATCAGCTTTATCGCGGGATGCTGTCCGATAGTATTGCTCTGGAAGGCACTCGCTTTCCGGAAGAAGGCGAATTCGTCGCTATTTAGGGTTTGCTGAATGCCACAAATCATACAAGTATTCACGACCGCTGCGCCGGGATTTTTTGGTTTAAACACCCAAGATTCCCCGCTAGACTTGGCGGCGGGATTTGCTTTAGTGGCAAACAACTGCATTATTGACCAGTATGGGCGCATCGGATCCCGTAAAGGTTTCGCAAGGCTGAATTCGTCTACGGGCAATCTTGGCGCCAACGATATAGGCGTCCTGCATGAGCTGGTGCAGTCAGATGGCACCCTGACTATATTATTTGCGGGCAACAACAAACTGTTCAAGCTGGACGGCAGCAATGCCTTTGTTGAGCTAACCTACGGTGGCGGTGGTACTGCGCCGACCATTACTGCGAGCAACTGGCAGTGCGCGTCGCTGAACGGCATAACCTATTTCTTTCAGTCTGCTCACGATCCGCTGATATACGACCCTGCGGTTAGCGTCACGACCTTCCGGCGCGTATCTGAGAAAACAGGCTACGTCGGCACGGTGCCGAGCGCCAACATCGTCTTGAGCGGGTATGGTCGTCTGTGGGCGGCAAATACAGCATCGGACAAGACTACAATCTATTTTTCAGACTTGCTGTCCGGCCATATCTGGTCTACCGGCACGGCCGGCAGCCTGGACGTCAGTCGCGTTTGGGCGAATGGGTCAGACGAAATTACGGGGTTGGCCTCGCACAATGGCTTTCTGTTCATATTTGGCAAGCGGCAAATTCTGGTCTATTCCAATGCCACTAGCCCGGCCAACATAACCTTGAGCGATACGATTGTGGGCACGGGTTGCTTGTCGCGCGACAGTATCCAGCCGATTGCAACCGATGTGATTTTCTTGTCAAACACTGGCGTGCGTTCGCTGCTACGCACCATCTCTGAGAAATCGTTGCCGTTCCGCGATCTATCCAAAAACGTCCGTAATGACGTGATGGGCCTTGTTGCCACTGAAGACGCAGCGGCAATAAAATCAGTATTTTCTGAACGTGACGCCTTCTACCTTTTGAATCTGCCAGCAGCAAAAAAGACGTATTGTTTTGATACTAGAGGCCAGCTTGAGGACGGTTCATCGCGCGTTACGACGTGGGATTCCATCGAACCGACTTCGCTGTTGTCGCGTCGTAATGGCGATCTGTTATTCGGCAAAAACGGATATGTCACCAAGTATTCTACTTTTCAAGATAACGCTTCAAGTTATCGGATTCAGTATTATACGAATCATGCTGATCTTGGAAATCAATCACAAACGTCTGTTTTAAAACGCTTGGCGATTGTGGTTATCGGCGGCACAAATCAATACATCACATTCAAATGGGCCTTTGATTTTTCGTCAAATTACCTCTCTGCAAACTCATTCATACCAGCGCAGGGGGTATCGAATTACAACGTGGCTGAATATGGCGCAAACGGTAGCCCACTGGCTGAATACGCGGATGGCGTGGCGCTGCAAACCCTGACCATTAGCGCCAGCGGAACGGGTAAGGTTGTGCAAACAGGTTATGAGGCTGATATTAGCGGCTCGCAATTGTCGATTCAGAAGATTGAAATTCAAGCCAAAAATGGCAAATTTACGTAGGAATCTGTCATGTCAAATTATGTTCAAAGCACCAATTTTGCAACTAAAGACAATCTATCACCCGGCGATCCGCTGAAGATTGTCAAAGGCACTGAGATAAATACTGAGTATGCAAATATCGCCACGGCGGTGGCGACTAAGGCTGATCTGGCTTCGCCTACATTTACCGGCACGCCTACGCTGCCCACCGGAACGATCTCCGTAACGCAAAGTCCCGGCAACAACGGCACGGCAGTATCAACGACGGCCTTTGTTCAAGCGGCAATCGCGCTGCTGTATCCCGTCGGCTCGGTCTATATCAACGCTACGTCGAGCACTAATCCCGGCACGCTGTTGGGTTTCGGCACCTGGACGGCATTTGGCGCAGGGCGCGTGCCTGTCGGATTTGACTC